ATGCCTCCAGTAATGCCTCCAATGATGTCTTCACCAACATTACCTGGTGGAACTAGTTCTGGAACAGCTTATACTCCACCCAATATACCTGGCTCTAGTCAATTTCAATCCAATACAGGAATGATGGGTATGGGAACTCCCAATACAGAATTAACACCTGGAATAATGGGAGGAGATACAGTTAGTCCATTATGGGAAGCATTTAATAGAGTTCGTCCTGGTGGTGGCAGAGATGTTCGACAGTATTAATAGTATTAATAATTAAAAGAATTTATGCCAATAAGTAAATATTTTCATGGAAAAGGAAAGAAAGTAATGAAATCCATGAAAAAAACTTATGGTAAAGAAAAGGGAAAATCTGTATTCTATGCGACTGCTAATAAAGCTATGAAAAAGAATTTAAAGACTAATAATTAAATGTCACATAAGAAATATACTGAAGAACAGCAAAGACTATTAAAACAAGTGGTAGATCACTTTGATAAGGAAGATTCTGCCATTCGGGAAAGACAGATAAGAACATGGCGTCGATTAAAATTATTTTGGGAGGGATTTCAGAATATATGGTATTCAGAAGTAGCACATGATTGGCGTATTTATGATGCTACTATTGAAAATCAAGATAATGATCAAGCATATTATGATAAGAAAATTAATGTGTTTCGCGCGTATCTTGAATCAATTATTGCCGCACTAAGTATTACAGTTCCTCCTATTAAGTGTTATCCGGATGATGCTGATAATACTCTTGATTTATTAACTGCACGCGCTGGTGATAAGATTGCTCAACTTGTATATAGACATAATGATGTTTCATTACTTTGGTTACATGGACTTTTCATTTTTTGCACTGAGGGTTTAGTAGCTTGTTATTCATATCCAAAAGAAGATGAGAAATACGGAACATATGAGAAAAAGGAATATAAGGATGAATTAGAAGAGCATGAAATAGCTTCCTGTCCTTCATGTGGATATACTATTGATGATAAAACTTTAACTTCTGAAGAATCTAATATTCCTCTTCAAACTTTTGAACAGAATTTTAATCCTAATATAGAAGGAATAGAAACAGGGATGGAAGGAATAGAACAAGATCAGACTATTGATTTTGATAAAACACAATATCAAGATGAATATATGCCTGGCAATGAAAATATTGAATTTCGTGATGCAATAATGAATGAACAGGACATCTGTCCATCATGTATGGCAATAATGAATCCTGAAATTAAACGTGAAAGTTTTGTAGTTACTAGACTAGTTGGAATTACTCATGAACCAAAAGCTAGGATCTGTTTAGAAGCTTATGGTGGATTGAATGTAAAAATTCCAAATTATGCTAGGAAACAGTCAGATTGTCCATATCTAATTTATTCTTATGAAACTCATTATGCTAATGTAATTGAACGATATGAACATTTACATGATAAGGAATTAGGTAAAAAGATTCAAGGTGGAGGGGGAGGTGCATTTGATTCATATGAACAATGGGGTAGATTATCACCCCAATATCAAGGTGAATATCCAATAAATAATATAACTGTTAGAAATGCGTGGCTTCGTCATGCTGCATTTAATATATTAGATAAAGATGAAGCTAAAAAATTAAAAGCTCTTTTCCCTGATGGTGCTAATGTAGTTTTAGTTAATGATGAATTCGCAGATGCTTGTAACGAATCATTAGATGATTGTTGGACTCTTACTCATAATCCATTATCAGATTATTTACATCATGATCCTCTTGGTTCTCTTTTAGTAAGTGTTCAGGAAATTACAACTGATCTTATTAGTCTGATTATTCAGACTATTGAGCATGGAATAGGACTTACATTTGCTGATCCTGATGTATTAAATTTTAAAGCATTTGGACAAACTGAAGTATTACCAGGTGGTGTATTTCCTGCAAAACCAAAATCTGGTAAATCATTAAATGATGCATTTCATGATATTAAGACTGCTTCACTAAGTGGTGAAGTATTACCATTTGTTGATAATATTCAATCAATGGGTCAATTAGTATCAGGCGCGCTACCATCATTATTTGGTGGTCAATTACAGGGATCGGAAACTGCATCACAGTATTCGATGTCACGCGCGCAGGCGTTGCAAAGATTACAAAATAGTTGGAAAATATTTATTGTTTGGTGGAAAAATATATTTGGTAAAGTTATTCCCATGTATATTAAAGAGGTTAAAGAAGATGAAAGGGATGTTCATAGAAATTCAGATGGTTCTTTTATAAATGCATTTATCCGAAAAGCAGAACTTGAAGGTAAGATTGGAAAGGTAGAATTAGAAGCAAGTGAGAATCTACCAATTACATGGTCACAACAAAAAGACATAGTTATGTCCCTGTTACAATCCTCTAATCCTGAAATACTTCAAGTTCTCGGAATTACATCGCCTGAAAATCTAGATGTAATTCGTGATGCGATAGGACTTGTAGATTTTTATGTTCCTGGTGAGGATGATAGAGAAAAACAGTATGATGAAATTAAATTATTATTAAATTCTGAGCCCATAGTTATACCTCCCGATCCTATGATGGTAATGCAAGCTCAAATGATGGGCCAACCTCCACCACAGGAAACTGAAGTATCGTCAATAGAAATTGATCCAGAAATTGATAATCATAATCTTGAGTTTGAAATTTGTCGTAAGTGGCTAATTTCTGAAGCTGGTCGTCAGACAAAGACAGATAATCCTTCTGGTTATAAGAATGTATTATTACATGCCAAAGAACATTTAAGGGTTATTCAACAACAACAAATGCAACAAATGGCTCCTCCAGAGGAACAAGGTGCAGTTCCTATTGAAAAGCCCAGTGGTAAGTCTATGAAATCTGCACCCATAACTGGAGAAGAGAATGTCAATACTGTCCAATAGACTTGAATTTCCATTATTAATGGCTCCAACTGATACTGTTCCTACTCCTGTTGGAACTGCTCCAGTTATGGGTAAGGAAGATACTATTGAATTTTTAGGTGAAGACGATGAAACTAAAGAAGAAATTGATTTAAAGCCAAAGATTAAAAAGGAAGAAGTTAAGGAAGATAAAGAAGAAATTCAAGAAGATGATGAAGAAGTTAAAGATGAAGATGATGAAGAAGTAGATGAATTAACTGAGATTGAAGCAGAATTAGAAGAACCGTCCGAAGAACAATTAGAATTAACTACACCAGCGCGACGTAGAGATATACTTAAAAAATATCCTAGTCTATTTAAAGATTTTCCATATCTTGAAAAGGCTTATTATAGGGAACAACAGTTTACTGAATTATTACCAACAATTCAAGATGCTAAACTTGCTGTTACTAAATCTGAAACATTAGATCAGTTTGAAAATGAATTATTATCTGGATCTACAGAATCAATATTAAAAGCTGTTAAAGAAGAGAATCCTCGCGCATTTTTCAGACTTGTTGATGAATATTTGCCAACATTAGCAAGAGTTGATGAAAAGGCTTATCATCATGTTCTTGCTAATACTATTAAAAGCACTATTGTATCAATGGTTCAGGAATCAAATAGATCACAAAATGAGGCATTAAAAAGTGCGGCAGCTATATTAAATCAATTTGTATTTGGAACTAGCGAATTCGCTCCACCTACTGCATTATCTAATAATGAACAACAACCTACTAGTAAAGATAATGAATTAAATATAAGGGAGAGAAATTTTAGAGTTCAAAGATTTACATCCACTAGAGATGACTTGGGAAGTAGGATTAATAATGTTCTTAAAAATACTATTGAGGGGAATATTGATCCCAAAAATTCAATGACTGATTATGTAAAGAGAAATGCTTCTCGCGAATCATTAGAAACTTTAAATAATCTTATAGATAAAGATTCGCGATTTAAATCTTTGTTAGATAAATTATGGGAAAAATCATTTCAAGAGGATTTTAGTAAGACATCAACTGATAGAATTCGATCTGCTTATCTCTCAAAGGCTAGAACACTGTTGCCATCAGTGATTAAAAGGGCCAGAAATGAAGCCTTAAAGGGATTAGGTAAACGTGTTAAAGATGACGATAATGAAGAAACTACAGATAAAACTGACCGTAAAGGTCCAT